CATCGATGAACTGCCAACAAATACCCTACGCCCATATGATAATGTATATCCGGTCTGTGCTCGATAGTATCTAGTACGGAACTGATTTCCACGTCGCTCAGCGTATAAAACAAATTCTCAATATCTTCCTTTTTCAATGTAATTTCTTTCATGTTAACTCGAAATAATTAATAACGGGGGTTGAGGTCCAATGGTACGAAAACGTACGCTAAGGATCATCAATATCATCATCATAACCAGCTTAGCTATTGCGAAAAAAAACAGCGTATATATGTAATACGATTGCGTTCTCAATTCTGACTTCAATTCTTTAATGTCTCTTTCCAGTTTTTCTGGAGTATATTTGTTAGAATCACTCATTCTTTATCCTCTAAGTTAGCTGTTAATTTTCTATTTGTTATTACTTCAATATAACATTGCATCTTAAAAGGAATATGGTCATTATCTCGCCATGAATTCACTGTTTCACGTGCAACATGTAAATTCCTATAAATGTTTTTTAACTTATAATCATAATACCCCATTAACTCACTAAACTTCATAAATCACCTTATTTTTTGCTATAGCAGTTGACATATCATAGCGATTTAGGCATTATATGTCAACGCCATTGAATGGCTGAAGGAGCAAATCATGAAAACGGATTTTTCATATTTAACAATAACTATAGAGGAAAATTAAATGATTACAGAACAACAGAAAATAGAACGTCTTTTAGGTATCGGTGGTTCTGACATGCCCATCATTATGGAATTGTCGTCCTACAAAACACCTTATCAATTATATTTAGAAAAGATAGGAAGCACAGAAATTTCTTATGAAATGACTGAAGCTCAATATTGGGGTCATAAACATGAGCCGACCATACGAAAAGAGTTCGAAGAGAGGCATCATGTTACCGTCGAAACGCCAGACACACTGATTCATCCTGATTATTCTTTTTTACGTGGCAATCTCGATGGCTTTATCCCTAGTTATAATGCTGTGCTTGAGATTAAAACCCATTCAGAATTTGCTGCAAGCGAATGGGGTGCAGAAGGTACCAATGCCATCCCACGAGCCTATCTTGTACAAGTAGCTCATTATTGCATTATTACTAACGCTGATTGCGCTTATATTGCAGTATTGATTGGTAATGGTAAATATAGAGAATACAAATATACACGTGATGCTGAGTTTGAAAATCGTATACTTAATGCAGCAAAAGACTTTTGGAACTGTGTACAAACAAAGACACCGCCTAAATTAAAAGACGAACATGATGTACGGCTTATGTTTCCTATTCATGAAGAAGATAAACAAGTTATTGCCTCCAACGAAATAGAAAAGCAATTTACAAATTTAACCGAAACGCGATTCCAACTCAAAATGCTAGGGGATGTTGAAGAAAAATATAAATTCAACATCATGAAGCATATGAAGGATGCAGAAGCGTTAGTTGATAATTCAGGGCAAATTCTGGCTACATTTAAAACAAATAAACGCGGTTCTCGCACATTTCTAATAAAAGGATTACATTAAAATGACAAATTATTGGTACGAGTTAACAACAAATGAATTCGGTTTACATGGCGTAGCGATCATCGCTAACTCGGATATGGTCGATTATCTTAAAGACTACGATTCAGAAGAAAAAGCGGAAATAGCAGGGAAGGCATTTATTCAAGGCTTGAAGTTTGCACGAGGTGAAGAATGAGTAATGTAATTGCATTAACCTATGATAGAAAGCAAGACATATGGTACAACGAAGCCGACTTGCAGGAAATTAGGAATCTTATTTCAACCACTCCTTTGACAGACATTGAGTTCAGAACCTTTGTCGAGATAGGGCGTGTAACGGGTCTTAACCCGTTTCTACGTGAGCTATGGGCGGTTAAGTATGGCGATAAAGCAGCGCAAATATTCATTGGCCGAGATGGCTATAGAATTAGTGCAAGAAGGCATCCTGATTATGAAGCACATCAAGTTGAAGCGGTTTATTCGGATGAAAAGTTTAAAATTATTAATGGTGTTATTCATCATGAATGCGGGTTCAGTGAAACTCCTGCAAAGGACAGAAAGCTTTTAGGTGCTTATTGCAAAGTAAAGAGACGACATGCCAGCGATTGGACTTATGTAAAAGTATCCATGGAAGAATACAACAAGAAACAAAGTGTATGGAATGAAAAGCCTGAAACAATGATTAGGAAGGTAGCTGAGGCACAAGCGCTACGCCAAGCGTTCCCTGAAATATTTAACGGAACTTATCATGAAGCTGAGTTAGATCCACCATTAAAAATAATTGAAGGAGAAAATAAGGTACAAGAATTAAATGATGTATTAGAACAAAAGGAATTGGAATCCCATGATTACTTGGGAGAAATTGAAAGACTAATTCAAGAAATAGAGTTGCCGGAAGACCGTTTCGATAAAGCATTAGCATTGTTTAGTGTTAACTCAGTTGAAGAAATGGACGAAGTGCAACAAGAAGTTTTTCTCAATATGTTAAAAAAATTAAAATCAAAATCAAGGAATAATAATGTTTAATAATGCAACTCTGCTTGGACGTATTGGTAAAAAGGAAACTAAAACTTTAAATAATGGTTCTCAGCTTACTGTGCTTTCCATAGCAACGCACAAAAACTTTAAAAGCCCTGACGGTGAGAAAAAAGAAAGAACTACATGGCACCGTGTAAGCTGTTTTGCTAAAGTACAAGAAATTGCGGACGCCTATGCCCAGGTTGGTGATTTAGTCTTCATTCGCGGTGAAATTCAGCACCAACAAGTACAAAATGGCGAAACTAAAGGACAATTCATGTATTCAGTAACCGCAGATGAAATCCGACTTATACCAAAAGGAAGCAAATCGGAATCCTCGTCAACACCAAAGGAATCTGTATCTTCACAGAAAAAGTCTAATGATTATGCGTTTTTAGATGATGACGTGATGTTTTAAAAAACATATAATGGCAAGCAAAAAGGGGCAAAACAGACATAAATACCTGGATTTGCCCCTTTTTTATTGAGAGTAATTTAGGATTATATGGACATAGATTAACAACAGGAGTTGTAATTAATTGGAGTAATCTATGAAGAAAGTTGTAGCATTGGCGGGTTCTGTCGCTTTAATTTCCACCTCTTTTATTGTTAATGCAGCTCATGTAATATCAGGAGATATTGTTGCGCGTGATTTAATCGTTGATTATTTTGGATGGCTTGGTCATGTAGGTATGGTCACAGGAGATCCTGTAGGAAAGAGTAGTTCACTTATTATTGAAGCAATGAACGACGCTCCAGAGCATAAAAAAATAGTATTCAACGACATAAATAATTTTAAACGCCAATCTAAATATTGGGGAAATAGATATGGTATTGGAACGCTACAAAGCGTGCATGTTGCTTTAGCTGAAATGAATCATCAACGTTGGTGGTGTCCAGATTATACACCAACATCAGCATATAAAGTGGGAAGAGGTAACATTTATACAGGAGAGATTTATGAATGCGGTGAATGGCGTTGTGACACCATGATTGAATGGGGATTTGGGTTTGCCGGACATCCTGGCTTTCCTCTTCCTCTAATTACACCTGGAATTTTATTTAATGCATTTCCTATGCGGGGAGAGCGCTTAGTTCCAGAAAAAGAAACACATCCACCTTTATTGAACAGCACAGACAAAGTTTTTTCAGAATTAAGTGCTGAAGAATTAAACAAGTTGTCTTTTGAGGAATTTGAAATGATTGCAGATATTCCCATGAATCAAGAAACTCCGTCACACATCGTAGCTGAATGGAAATTTGCAAATAATCCTTCAACCCAAGAAATAAGAAGAGGCATGTTTATCGATCGCCTGTCTATGTCTAATGAGCAGGATGTAATCCCTCGCTTTATTAAAATGTACGAAGAAACGGACAGCGCAGTAATTAAAGAGCGTTTAGTTCAAGGAACTATGGTCTATTATCAAAAAAGACATAAAACCATTAAAGGGACGTACGATGGTGATTTACTAAAAACTTTTTATAAAAAAATATTGGCTGAAGAAGGTATGCCAAAATCAGCAGCACCTGCGGCAGTACGAGGCTTCATTTTCTTTTACTCTACAGATGAAATAATCGAAAACAAAGCATTACTCGACAAGCAATTTGAAACGATGCATCATTTCTCAGTAGTTAGTTTAAAATGGGGTCTGTCGCACAAGTCACAAAAACTTGAGACACTTTATTTTCCTTCAATTATTGAGATGCTTAGAAAAGACAAAGATTCGGATTTAAATGAAATGTTTTTTGGAATATCTAAAATGGGCTGGCGTCATTTCCGCAATAAAGAATCAGTTGACTTGATTCGCGCGTACGTTAAAGAAAATGAAGACCGATATGAAGCTAAAAAGCCTTCTTTTGCAGACCAGCATGACCCATATTATTTGCCAGCCATTTATACCTATAAAGGTTTAAAAAATGACTTTGATAAAGCTTTTGCTAAATGACATGGCAATGCTGGTTAACCCTTAAATATATACCCTCAATCGCGAGGGTATACACTAACAATCACGCACCCATCTAAAGGCTCACATCTGCTCACTACGAGGCGATCTATTTGACTGTCATCTGGATATACACCTGCATGCATCAATGCGTCTAAAAGCGATTTA